AAAACTGTGCAAAAGGTCGCTGAAGGCACTGCTAATAAAAGAGATATTACTATTCTCAAGAAAGCTCTAAAAAGAGCCGAGAAAGAATATCAAAAACATGGTGAAATTGTAAGTGGTATTTTTGAAGGAGAAGATATAAAAAGACTTCGCCACTTAGCATCTGCCTTGGATGATATGGAAAGAGAGCATTTAAAGTTTAGCCAAAGAGTAAAAAATATTTCTAAAAAAACCGGATTAGCTATTAGAGCAGGAATTACTCCCGCTGTAATTAGTCTTAAAGCTGCATTTAAAGGAGTTGCAGCAACTGCAAAATTTGCAGGTAAAGCTATAAATGCCGCAATGAAAGCAACAGTTATTCTCGGAATTATCTCTAGCATAGTACAAGCTTTTGAAAGTCTTTTTAATGCTCCTGCAACGCTTGCCAGGGGAGTTATTAAAATGATTAGCACCATGGCAAAAGGTATTCAATTTTTTGCAAATCTAGTTGTAGACTTAATAAATGGTTTGGTTGATAAACTCCCAGATAGACTTAAAAAAATGTTAGGTCTTGAAGAAGGGGAAGTTATGATTCAACCTCTAACCTTTGCTGATAACTTTGATGAAAAGTTTACCACTCTCATAAATGAAACCTTTCCTGGAGTAATGGATAAATTGCAGGCTTTTGAAGACGAACAATCAAGAATAAATAGAAGGCAAGAGTCGTTAGATGATCTTATAAATCAGTATGGAGAGTTAGCAGATGCAATTAATTTAAGTGCAGAAGCTGCAGCGGGTCAGAGTGCTTTTAATAAGTCTGGTCAAGAACGATCAACTGCACGAATAAGAGGAGCGGCTACTTTAGGTCTTGGTAGCGCAATGAGAAAAGCGGACGCTTTATTTGCTCTTGATCCTGATGCTGGCCAACAAGCAATAAATAATTTTAGAGAGCAAATTCAAAAAGCAGGATTACAAGATATAAATCAAGATTTATTTAATGCTGCAATGGCAGGGGACACTGCTGCAGTTGAACAAATAGAATTATTTGCTTCTACTTATCTTGGAACAATAACTGAATTAAAATCAAAAACAGCAGACTTACCAGGACTTTTCACAGGAGATGCAAAAGCAATAGAAAGGGGCTTAATAGAAATAGAACGTGCGGCATCTAAAGCAGATGAGCTTGCAGAAAATCTTGGTGAGAGTTCGGAAGCCGGACAGATATTAGGAGACGTACTTGGCGGAAGATTATCAGCTATTAGAGAAGAATTTACAGCAATACGACAAACAGCAGATCAATTGGCTTTACAATCACTCGAACTTCAGGGGGACAAACTAGAAGCAGAAGCACTGAGTGGCAGATTTAGAGAGGAAAGACTAAAAGATATCGCAGTTTTAGAAGCACAAAATGCCCTGTTACAGTTACAAAATGAGTTAAAAGCAATAAATAATGCTCTAGATATAACAGGAGAAGGTGAGTTAAGAGGGCCTGAACGCGAGGCTAAAGAAGCCGAAAAAGCAAGAGTAGAAGAGCAGATAAATAATCAAAATACTCTAGTTGATAATGCAAAAAGAAATGCAAATGATTTTGAATCTGCAGGACTAAGAATTGGAAATACTCTTCAAAGCAGCTTTCAATCAGCCTTTCAAGGTTTAGTTGAAGGTACAATGACAGCAAAGCAAGCTTTTGCAAGTATGGCAAAAAGCATACTAAGTATGATCGCTAAAATTATTACTGAATTGCTTGTTGCAAAACTTCTTACAGCAGCTCTTGGAGGCACAGGGTTTGGAAACTTTTTGGGTATAGCTTCGCCTAGTCGTTATGGAGGAGTTCAAGAAGGTAGATTTGGTAGAGTAATGAATGGGTACAGTGTTGGAGGCGTTGCAAAAGGCCCCGATGGAGGATACCCTGCCATTCTTCATGGTACAGAAGCAGTTGTACCTCTTCCAAATAATCGTTCAATACCTGTAGACTTGCAAGGCAGAACAGGAGATGAAAATAATGTAGTTGTAAATGTTACAATTGCTAATGATGGATCAGCTCAACAAGACACTCAAGCTAGTACAAGACGAGGTGCAGATATGGGTAAACTTGTAGCTGCTGCAGTACAAGAAGAATTACTAAATCAAAAAAGATCTGGCGGTATTTTGAATCCAATGGGAGTAGCATAAATGTCAACTTTTAGTTTTACAATTCCCGCAGCAGATGTAGATGCTATAAAAAATACAAGCGGGGCTTCCGCTATAGAAATAACTGTTGATAGAGGATTTTCTCGTTCAGTCTCTCAAGATGTCTTAGTTGCAAAATTTGGAGATGGGTACGAGCAGCGAGTGGTTTCGGGGTTAAATCCAAAAAAGGAAACTATTTCAGTAGCATTTAATAATAGAAGTGCAGCAGATATTGCTTTAATTTCAGCATATTTAGATCGACAAGCAGGTCTCAAGTTTAATATGACAGTTACTGATACTTTTGGAACAGGGTCAGACGCAGGAAAGTTAGTTACAAGTACTATAAAAGTTACTTGCTCAGAATATTCCATTTCATATCCTCAACCAGATATACATTCTTTAACAGCAACATTTGATAGAGTTTATGAGCCGTGACAAATAATACCGTAGATAATGTACAAAAAGAAGAAAAATTTACTCAAAATCCTGATGGTGCAAAGCAGGGAGACCCTTTATTAGAATTTTTTGACATTACACTTACAGGGTATGGAGATGATAGCACTGTAGGAGTTTTTCATTTATTTAATGGTTTAGAAGATACAGATCCAGTTGATTCAATACAGTTTAATGGAAAAGACTATTTAGGAATACCTATTTCTATAACTGGAATAGAGGCTACCAGCAGTGGGACACAGCCCAGGCCTACTTTAAGTGTTGCAAATATACCAGTTCTATCTAGAAATAGGGACGCTCAAGAAGCCGTTTTAGACGATATTCGGGATGGCACTATAACTAACTTAGATCTTCCTTTTAATACAAATCAAGATTTAATTGGTTCAAAAGTTGTTTATAGACAAGCATATTTATCTCAATGCAATCAATCAGGAACTCCTGAAGAGTTTCCTAGAGCAACATTTTTTATAGATAGAGTAGCTTCTGAAAGTCAGCTTATTGTTAATTTTGAGCTAGCTTCTCCTCTCGATATGGAAGGTGCAAAAATACCAAATAGATATGTTATAGGACAATACTGTCCTTGGCAATATCAAGGTAGGGATCTTCTTTTGGGAGGTGGATGCACTTGGAGATACAAAGAATCAGAGCAGCATAGTTTTTTTCGAAGGGATGATACAAAAATTACAGGCACTATAAATGCTTGGAGTAATAGTACTAATTATACTGTTGGAAACATTGTAAAAACAACTCATGGTACCACACAACAAGTACAGATATGGGAAGCTTTATTTGATAATACAAATAAAGACCCAGATACTCAAAGAAGATACTGGAAACGTATAGATTTATGCGGAAAAACTTTAAACTCTTGCAAGATTCGTTTTCAAGGAAAAACTATTGATATTTCTTCTATAACTAAAGGTACAGCTACTTTTATAGAGTGTAGCACTGCTCATGGTCTTGCGATGAATGATATTGTAAAAATTAATCTGCCTCTTGGAACAGACCTTGCAACTCTTTTAAATGGCACTCATAGAGTAACTACAGATGGAGGCACAGATTTTACTGTTGCCGTTAATAGTTTATCGGCTAATGCAAATTTTACTACTGGATATATTTCACAAATAGATACAAATGTACCTTTACCTTTTGGAGGCTTCCCCGGGTCGAAGAAATTTAAGTGATTAAAGAAATACAAGAACATTTTGAAAAAGAGTATCCCAGAGAGGGTTGTGGTGTAATAGGAATTGTACAAGGAAAAAAGAAGTGGTTTCCTTGCACAAATATAGCAGAACAAGACGAAGATTTTATTTTTTCCTCGTCAGAGTATTTATCAATAAAAAAACAAGCAGATATTTTTGCAATTGTACATAGCCATCCTGATGCTTCTAATGAGCCTTCTCAGCATGATATAGATTGTTGCAATGTTTTAGGAATACCCTATTATATT